GGAAAAACAACAGTTGTTAGTTCACGATGAATTATATGGAACTGAAGTTTCTGAATTCATTTTGGGATCTAAAGATCTTCCAGATGCTTATAGAACTAGCGTTTTTAACCTAACTGAATCTGGCCAAAAAGTATTTCTCGGTACTTTAATTAATAAGAGGTTTAAACCTAATATTAATTTAGGCAAAATAAAAGATGAGAGATTGTTACGTTGTATCGAGTATGATAATGGGTGGTATCAATTATGTGTTAAGATTCAGAAAGCTATTGATGATGGTTTGATTATTGAGAAGGCTGAACTTCCAAGTTATGATAAAAAGTTTGAACATAATATAAAACACCCGACTCAAGAGAATGGGTTCTTACAGTATTATGTAATTAAAGATTGCAGTGTCGAGGTTTACATGAAGGATGATAACGGTATATCTGACCCGGCTATATTACGCGGTTGGGATATTAGTACTATACCCGAGTCAGTTCAGTTACCTTCTGGTGTCACTTTTAATGTGCGTAAAGCTTGTATGCGACGTATAAATGAGGAGGCTCCACTCTATCTTTATACGAGTATTTTCCAATACGCAGCTACAAGAATTGACATGAATGATCCTTACACTAAAATCTGGTTAAATTATTTCATTGGTGCTGAGGATTTCTTTTCTTATAATGGTAGAGTTATAACTTGTGACAAAAGCTTACTTGCTCACAAACGATTTGAAATAATGATTACAGCTCAACGCGCAGCACTAAAATATGATATGTTTGATAATCAGACGTTTAATGATTGTATGCTTGAAGCTTTCAGTAACATAATTAAAGATCCAATCTATCACTCTTATAGGTTAAGAGGTTCATTTGGTGATCTTAATCAACATGTATTCGCTAAAACCGAGTCACCCGCATTGAACATTTCAATGGTTGGAGTAGAGTCAACAAGTTTTAGAGTGAGGGAGGGTTTTAAACCTACAGATTCTGATTCGCGTATCAACTTGATTGATACTGAGTCATTTGACTCGTCTGTTCAAACCCTGCGTGACTATGGCTTGATTAAGAACGCCGATTTACTTCAACGAGCAGTAAAATTTCCGATTAATAGAATCAATTGTAAACTTGGTTTCTTGAATCGTATGATATTGGGTTTATGCGGTTATACTGGTTCACATGCTAATTCAGCTGTGGTCAAACAGTTTACAGGAACACGTGACATGGGACCTGAAGTCACTAAAGAATTTTATGACGAAGTAGTTAATGAGGTTTTCCTTACTTATAAGTCAGCTTTACAAATGGGTGATTTTGTCGAACCTCAGTATAGATTGGATGTTTTAATGAAGGGTGGAACCTCGTCAGCCAGTAGTACTTTTAATCACCACAAAATTAAAGCTAGAGTTAGATACAATTCACCTTTCTTTACTGATGAGGATTTAGATTCTGATAAAATTGTCAAAACTATAGATGGTAAATATCGTGTCGTTACCAAAGTTGACGCTACGTTAAAATCCAAAAGTGCTACTATATTAACACATCCAGAGGACTTCATGTATTCATCTGATGCCATGTTAAAGTACAGAGTTAAAATGGGTTCTAGGTTGGTACGTGGTACACGTGATAAGCGTATAATTACACCTAATTTTGGGTCCACTTATTTTTCGATGCTTCTTTCGTCATTATCAGCAGTTAGACTCTTGTCAAGTCGTATACCTAATATGCCGGCCTTATCTGTTTCTGGTCGTATTGGCACTACTTATCAAGGGGCATTACCTCATGTAGTTATGGCACCGATGATGGCTGCTTTAAGTGGTTCAACTAAATATGTTGCTGTAGCTTTAGATTTCTCTCAGTATGATTCAAGTCTACATGGTGATATTTCGAAAGCTCACGCTGAAGGTCTTCGTAAGTTTGCCAGTTTATATCCACGTAAGCCTGATTTTGATGATTTGGATGTAGTAGATTTAACTAAGGTTTCGCCTAATAAGTTTTGTGATATTACAGCTAAGAATTATGAAACACCTTTAGAGTATGAAGGTTCAGGTATAGTTGCTGAAGCAGCTGGCGTCAAGTCAGGTGAGTTGACGACTCAACTTCGTAACACTGATCCAAATAAAGCACACACCACATTAACTATTAAGAAATATAACTCTAAATTCACTAGGAAGATTGACTTAGTACACGAAAACATAGTAGGAGATGATAAGTATATTATCTTGGTCATGACTGACGGTAAGCCATTTACAGAAATTGATTTGAAACGTTTCATAGATTGCGCTGTCGATGTAGCTGCTGAGAATCATTTAGTTATATCAAGTAAAAGGTCAGTAGCGGGTAATATAAAAGGTGAACATATTAAGATTTGGGTCATCAAAGGTTATATAACACAAGACGTGTTTCTTGATTCACTTGTTTCTGAAAAGAACTCATTCCGTGAAATGAAGTACGTTGATAAGTTGACAACTATATATGATATATTCATGTCTATGTTGACACGGTTTGCTACAACTAAACCATTAATGGAACTATTTATTAAAGACATCATACTAATAGAAGGAGTTAAGATGGGATATCTCAACTTTATACCAACTGTTAAATTAATTAGTGCAGTCGGTGGACCTGAAATGTGTCCTTCAGCTCCTGAAATTAGAGGTATGGCTCGCTATATGCATGATTATGATAAGGACAAATTTGATACAATTAATCGTTTATTTGCTACTTTACGTGAAAATAATGGTACTGAGGCGTTTAAGAAACAAATCTTAAGACAAGTACGTGAGGATGAGATGATGAAGAACGAACCGTTAATTTCACCCATTTGGAACATTCATTTTAGACGTAGAAATGGGATAATCGTTGACAATGAAGTTGTTAATAACACTTATAGTGACATTAAGAAATTCATGCCTGAATACGTAGACATGAAATTAACTGAGGATTTACTATCAACGTTAAAAGAGCCTGTAGCTGGCAGAATGGACGACAACGTTATAATGGTTAACATGTTTTCATTGGGCAAATTAAATAAGTACGATAAGCCTCGATTCAAGTATAAATTTCATTTTACTGAGTTTAAAACAACTGGGACAGAGTCACCTTATCTTGGAGCTTGTGAGGGAGTTAGAACTGTACATAGAATAATTGGCTTAGCTGACTCTAATGTTAAGATTCTTAATCCAGCTTCTAGACTTAGTGCCTTGTTACGGTCGCTTCCAGGTACACATCCAGCTTATTTAAGTGGTGAGATTATATTTGGAGTATTAGGCGCCAGAGTTGGTTCAATGCAAACATGGGTAACAGTTCTTGAATTATTGGACTTTTCAGCCTCAGTCATTCCGAGAGTTATTGATTTTTGTAAAGAAAACGTTCATATTTACTTGGCTGATAAGAATGTAAACCTCACAGCAATATTCGATAATACATCACGTACTTATGATGTATCATCGGAAATGATTAAGGAAAGAGTCAAGATATCTGGTAATGAAAGAATTAATATTGTGTTAACACGTGGTTTGGGTCTGGAAGGTATGAAACTTGCCTTATATATGGCTAGACATGGACGATCAGTTAAAGTTAGTACAACTCCGACAGCTGTTGGAAACTTGACTATACTAGATGATTGATATACGTTTAATGGTTATTAAAATTCGATAAACACTAATCTCTG